AATTATTAATTAATATTTATTGAGTATATAATAACAAAAAAAGTGCCAAGAAAAAAGCATGTCAAAAATGTCACAACTATTAGAATCTCATGTTTTTTAGGGTCATTTTGACATGACTTATCTTCACGCTTTTCTTACATAGCCGTTGTTCACTGCTTGGGCATAGAACTTCTTCGAGTTCGTCCCGTTGTCCTTCCCCAGGTTCTTTCTCTTGATTAACTTATACTTTTGTAACATAAAAACAGCGTTTTTAGTTGAGAGTTGACAATTGACAGTTGAGAGTTATCTGTCCGGGACCTAAACTGTCAACTACCCTTTGTCAACTGGTTCATGGGCAAAAATGGAGGACTGGATACATACAGAGGTTGTATATACGGGTTGTTTTGCATAATTATGCAGAAAAGGGTGGGAAGTGTGGGATGGATTGTATATTTTTGCATTTGAAAAAATTGGATTCCATGCAACAGCAGTACGAATTGAATTTGGACGTTGAGACCAAAGGCGAGGGCATCAGGCACAGGCGTACCCGCGTATCCGTGCAGGCGGCGGGAGGCAAGACCAGCCGGCAGGAGCATGTGTACAGGCGTAACCGGGAGCTGATCGCCCGTTATTACTATTGGACGGAAATACGCCGGAGGCGTTTTGACGACGTGATGCGCATCCTGTCGGAGGAGTTCCATGTGGAAGACCGCACGATCAGCAACGCCTTACTTGACTTCGGTGATTACCTGGACGGTTTGTACAAAGGCAAGAAAGATATACGGGAACTGAAAAAGGAATACCCGTATCGCAACTGGGAAAACTGAAAAGCGGGGCATCTGTCACCCCGCTTTTTTATTGGTATTCCTCAAAGGTAGTGCCATAGACGAGCGTGTACGTCTTGATGCCGCCGGCCATGACGGAAGGCCGTCCGCTCCGGCGGCTCAACGGCGAGAATATCTCATCCGCCGTCCACCCTTGCAGGCAATCGTGTACTTCGCTGATGACGGCATAACGGTCCAACGCCTTTTCCCTTACCTTTTCGGGTGCCTTGTTGTATGATTCCCCCTGGTAGGGGAAAGCTAATTTGAGTGTGATCTTTAAATCCACCAACTGGCACAGGTCGGTCAGGTCCCGGCAACCGGAATACTCGATGTCGATCAGGCAACAGGGGAAATCCACCGCCGGCCGCGTGGAATTGCCCACGTTCAACTGCCCCAGGTCTTCATCGATCCAACGGAGGGACGGAACCTCCTTTTCCAAACGGTCGCATAGCGAGACAAAAATGTCTTTGTTCATAAGCTGTTATTTTAATGTGTCGATATATCCTTCCAGCCGCTTGTGTATCTCTTCCGCCAGTTCGTCCGACCGCCCCATGAAAGGACGTGCCGGTATGTTCGCCTGGCGGGTGTGTTCTCTTACCTCTACATTCCCGTATTTGGAGGTATGGCGCACATGGGCGGGTACCGTTACCCGGCCGGTGAACCCTTCATTATGGACTTTGGCATAGTCCACCTTGTCGTTGCCGGCGGATATGACCACCTTGTCGCGCCCGACGTATGCCGGGCGGATGCTGCCCATCAGGTTGCCGCTGTCGATCAGGAGCGACCCGTTCCGGCGCGGAATCTTTGCCGGCGCCCACGGATTCCCGTCGAAAGCCTTCTCGCGGAAACGCTCCTTATAATAAGAGGTAGCGGTCTCGGCCACGATCTCGGCGGCATCGTCCAGTATCTTGTCCGGCAGGGAGCTTAAATAATTTTCCAACTCGTTGAAGTTCATATTGAAATATTTTATATGTTTGTACCAAGAAGTTTCTTCAGGACGTTTATCAACTGCAAGCACCTCGCGGATGACGGGGGCACGAGAGTCGAATATTGAATAAGAAAGCCCTGAAGGAATCAATCCGAAGTGGGAATCTGGCACCGGCCATCCAATCCGGCGAGGCGGAAACGTCACGTGTGGCGCATCCCAGTCGGCGGACGGACGCAAGGACTTATTCCCGCGATTTTTTTATCAATAATCCTCTTCTGTATCTCCAGCGTGGGTCAATCCTACGGCTTTTTTTCGTCTTATCCGCAATCTTGGCGTTCGGATAGATTTCAAACCAAGTGGCAATCCGGTAGTTTTTTGCGTCTGTCACATCGCAAATAACATTGATGACCTTCTCTTTATAAAATTTGATAAAGTTCATGTTCCGGAAATCCTTCGGCTTTACATAATCGTTTATCCATACTTCGTCCGGATGGGCCAACACGTCCGGTATGCAGTCCAACAAAGGTACCCGTGTCTTTGTGTACTTTCCGGATGTATGGCGCGTGAACACCTTTTCCGTCATCTCCACTTGACGTCCTTTGTAATCCACTATCCATTTGTGTTCGGACAGCCAATCCTCTTTTCTCCCTTCAAATGCTGCGGGGGCTTCAGTTGTGGCTTCGGCCAGTTTCTTGCCGAACGAATCCAGCCCGTAGTCGTTATAATACAGGTTACCGACAAGTTTGGAGGCTTTGTCCGGAAACTGTTGTATGTACATCTGATTGCGGGTGAACACCTCGGCTGTCTTTCCCCGGTTCACGTCCCAGTGCTGCACCTCGACCTGTTTCCACTCTTTCGTGTTGAAATAGTTGTCACAACGATCCTGTTCCGTTTTCAGATCCAGATCTTCTACCTCATGTCCCATAAGGGCGACAACGTAGCATCTACATTTCCACCCGTTCGGCGGGAATATCTTGTCCCACCTCGGATCATTGGCCGGAAGGACCAGTCCGTCCAGTTTCCGGTGTTCCTCCCTCACCTTGTCGTCCCCGGCCGTCTTGTACTCCCAATAAGGGAAAAGCTTCGTCTTCCCGACCAGCCGCTGGTAGTTGCTTGCAGACTCGGCGGTGAGGACCGCCGTTTCATATTCGGTCTGCTGCCACCGCTTATTGAAGACGTCCGTCGTCTGCAAGGCCTTTTTGTGGAACTCCTCGAAGCTGCCGCTTTCCCGGAACAGGCTGTTCAGTTCCTGAAGCTCCGCCAGCGTCTTGGCGGCGGAGAAGTGGAAGACATTCATTTCCATCGAGGTGATGAAAGCGTCGTCCCGTGCCCCGTATGTGAAAGCGGTATCGGCAAGCCCGACCACCTTGGAACGTCCCTTGCCGACGGCACGGACGAAGTCGTCCGCGAAGAAACGGAACAGTTCCGCGTCGAACAATGCCTTACCCCGGCTGTCCGCCACCCGGTTGATGATCCGGTTCTGCATCGTGTCGTCACTGAGGCGGATGCGGGCTTTGCCATCGGTCGCCCCGGCTTGCGGGGCTCCTGCGAAAAAATCCCAAAGGCGGAGGAGCCAGCTCCGGTCGTTGTTCCGGATGGCGGCCGCTTTCCCTTCCGGGTCGTCCGGATCATTCGGGTCCGGAGGCAACACGAATGAGGGATGTTGTTCTTTCCGTGCGATGGCCTCGTCACCCTCCGGCTGCGGGATGTTGTATTTCTCGTACAGGT